AAACACACACAAGGAGAACAAATGAAGTTGTCAAAAACTTTATTGATTGTATTTACCTCGTTATGCATACCCATTTCTGCCAAGCAATATGAACCTTCAATCAAGGAACAAGTTGGTGCAGATATCAATAAACAGGTTCTTTGTATTGCTAAGAACATTTACTACGAAGCAGCAAAAGAATCACACGAAGGAAAACTGGCCGTTGCACAGGTCACCATTAATCGTGCAAACAGCAAGAGATACCCATCAGATTTTTGTGGTGTTGTTTACCAAAAGACTGGTGCAACCTGCCAATTCTCATGGACTTGTGAGAATGTTAATCCAGTTAAAGATTCATATGCATGGGAAGAATGCCTGTACATTGCTAAAAGGGCATTAACAGAATCAGTATTGCACAGAGAGCTTGCCAAAACCAAGGCAATGTTCTACCATGCAGTCTATGTTAACCCTGGTTGGACCAATATCAGAGTTGTGAAGAAGATTGGTAACCACATTTTTTATACTAAAGGATAATCGTGCCTACGAAAACTGAAATTAATGATTTTAGTGAAATGATTTCCAAGTTGTCGTACACCTTAGGTGGTACACACATGGATGCAATCATTCACCATTGTGAACAAACTGGCATGGAGGTCGATGTTGCATCATCATTGGTCTCCAATGCATTGAAGGCTAAGATTCGTGAAGAAGCACAAGAATTGAACCTATTGAAGAAAAGTTCTAAATTGCCGATATGATTTTTTCGCTTGAAGAAGGTTCTGGATTCTCAGCCTTTGCTTTATATAATGCCATTAAACTTCATTTTACTACTGATAGCTACGATTATTTTAAGTATCACGGTAAGACCAACGTTACCAGAGATAACTTTGCCATCAGGAAAGATAAGTATACATTCTACAAATTATCCCGTAAATATAAACTGGATGACTTGAAGAACTTTTATGTGGCTAATTTTCTTGTTACCGAATCTAACTGGATTGGTGAGATTGCCAATCTAGAAGGTGAAGAAACATACAAACAATGGCAAAAAAGAAATCAGAGCTTGACTTATAGATTCGAACAAGATATAATAGGTCTACTCAGCGCAACACAAACACCAAATGAAATGTTGATGGTAGAAGATGGTCAGTATCCGTTACTCTTAAAAGAGTTGACTTACAGTACCATAAATTTTGAAACGGTGTGTATACTTAACAACATTATGAATTTCTTGCCTATGTGGTCTAAAAAAATAACAGATGATGTTGTTTGGCCATCATGGAAAAGAAGAATTGAAAAGTACACACCGTTCATTGAATTTGATAAAGACAAATTGAAATTGATTTTGAAAGAAAGTTTGAAAGAACATGTTTCTGTTTAAGAAAGAAAAGATAGTATTGACAGCATATACGGATGATCCAACATTGTTGGAGATGTTTCCGGTTGTGGAAGCCAATAAAAACTATCCCCCATATTACAAAACATTGGAATCCAAATATCAAAAATTAGACAGAAGAAATAGTCGATTTGTTGAGAATGCTCCAGAAAAGCAATCAACGATTCGATCTTGTTATGGTATTAATAATTTTAATAACTACGGTTTCATTCTTCCGGTTTGGGGAGAGTATTCTATTGTAATGGACAATTCAAATGCTCATGCTATTGGTTCGGCTGATAATCGAATTAGTTACCATGAAGGTGAACAATCTGCGGGAGCATTAGATCCATATCATATTTTTAAATTGGAATCTCCATGGGAATTTACCTGCAATAGAGATATTAAATTTCTTATGACGCAAAATGTTTTTGCTGTAAATTCCGAATACTATTCAATAACACCAGGTATCACAGATTTCTACAATCAAACCACCACGAATATTTTTTTGATGGTTAATAGACACCAAAATAACAAAGAGATATTGATTAAGGCTGGCAGTCCACTTGCAAAATTTATACCATTAACCGATGAAGATGTTGAGTTGAGGTATGAGGTGGTTGATGATGTTAAAAAAGTTAAAGTCAAACCATTTAAATATTTCTTTCATAATGGTCTAACCAAAATGATGAGAGCCAAAAAATCAACAGTCGAGAAAAAACAGGCTAAATGTCCTTTTCATTGGAAATAATATGAGCAAACTAAAAATTTCTTGCATCTACCTAGACATGGATGGTGTAATATGCGACTTTGTTGGCCGTTACAAAAAACTATTCAATGTGAATCCAGACCAAACTCGGAACAAAAAAGAATTTGGTAATCTGTTCAATCAGTTTATTCAAGGCCAAAACTTTGCAACACTTGAAATGATGCCACACGCTGGTGAATTGCTGGAGTTTCTACGCAATTCACCAGTGCCAACAGAGATACTATCATCTACTGCTCGTCCAGATTCACACGAAAACATTTCAAAACAAAAAGAGATTTGGTTGAACTCCCACGGAATTACATTCAAACGTAATTTTGTACCGGGTAAACAACTAAAGAAAGAATATGCCAGAGAGGACACTCTCATCATTGATGACACGGAAACTGTCATTACTGATTGGCGTATAGCAGGTGGTCATGCAATCTGGCATAGGGATGTGCCTAACACCTTGGCAATGTTGAAGGTTATGCTTTGACAACGCCTAAATAATGTTATATAATGCATCATGTGGATAATCCGTTTATACAACTATACTCCGTTAATACGAAAGGTAAATTATGGTAGATTTCTCTAAACTTAAAAAATCGTCTGGTAATTTGGACAAACTAACCAAAGCGATTGAACAACTCAATGCATCAACCGAAGGTGCATCTGACAAAGAAAACTTCTGGCGACCAGAGGTTGACAAAGCAGGTAACGGCATGGCAACTATCCGTTTTCTTCCTGCATCTCCACAAGACGGTGATGATGGCCTTCCATGGGTCAAAATCTTCTCACATGGCTTTCAAGGTCCTGGTGGTTGGCTTATTGACAACTGCTTGACAACCAAGAATCAGCAATGTCCCGTGTGTGAACACAACAATCGTTTGTGGAATTCTGGTGTAGAAGCCAACAAAGAGATTGTACGCAAACAAAAGCGTAAACTCAACTACATTGCTAACGTGTACATCGTAAGTGATCCAAAGCATCCTGAGAACGAAGGGCAAGTTAAATTGTTCAAGTTCGGTAAGAAAATCTTTGATAAGATTACTGAGGCAATGAACCCTGCGTTTGAAGATGAAACAGCAATCAATCCATTTGATATGTGGACTGGTGCTAACTTCAAATTGAAGATTCGTAAAGTTGAGGGCTATCAAAACTATGATAAGTCTGAATTCGAATCTTCATCACCATTGTTGAATGATGACGATGCACTTGAAAAGATTTGGAAGTCTCAATACTCTTTGATGGAGTTGGTTGCTGATAAAGAATTCAAGTCATACGACACTTTGAAGACCCGCCTTGACAAGGTACTTGGTATCACAACCAGTATTGATGAAGATGGTGGTCCAAGAGCTCGCACTACAGTGGAACAAGCAAAGGCTGCACCTAAAAAGGAACCAGTTGACCTTGCTGGCACCGATGATGATGATATGGCATACTTTAGCAAGTTGGCCGAAGAAGATTAAACTCTTTTAATAAAAGTTTAGACCCCGCCTAGTGCGGGGTTTTTTGTTTATACTACCCGTGTTGAATTCATAATCATTCTTTGGAAAGTATCTTCCAGATTACGAACAGCGGGTAATGATGATTTGCCTGTTGTTGTGGATTTATTGAGTGAGTTTAGATTGTTAACCACAGATTCTAGTGGTCCGGCAAAATCAGCCAATTTCATATCGGTATTCTGACCCATAACAGAAGCCAATTGTTGACCCATGTTTGGAACAGCCTCCGGTGTCGCCATAGATGCGGAGGGTGCAGACAAAGGCATAGTTCCACCACCACTCTCAGGTGGTGCAGGAGTTGCTGTTGGTGCACCACCGGTTTCTCCGGCAGGTGAAGATGCAGGTGCTGGCGGTGTTTTGGATTGTTGAGTTTGCATACCAGCCATTGGTACCTGATACATTGCTTTTTCAGGATTTTCAGCCAACCAGTTTTTCAGGCCTTCTCTATCGTTACCCAATTCTCGTATCAATTCCTTATCTGTTAAATCAGATTTAATAAAATCCTCAACAGTTCTTCTTGGAAATTGTTTAAGTGCTTTTTGTTGTAACTGTGCAACAGCTCCAGTTTCACTTAAATTACCACCTTCACGTTTACTTCTTACAGTTAGAGCATAAGCATCATCATCAAATTCTTTTGCATATGGGTCTTTGTCTATGGCGTCTTTTCGAGCTTGTTTCTCGGAAAGTAAATATGCTAAACCTCCTCCAATAGCTATAGCAGCAAGAAGTCCTAAAACAACAGGATTAGCTAACAAAGGACCCACAGTTCTTAATACAGTAAAAATGTTTCTGCCCATACCAAATGCATCAACCATTTGATCTAAGAAACTCTGTGGTTGTTCTGTTACCTTTTCGGCTGTTTGCGTAGGCACCAAATCTTTTTTCAATTGTTCTATTGCTTTTAATAAATCTTTGTGCCTTCTGTCGGAGGTTCTTTCAGATTCCATTAATTTTTCTTCAGCAAAATTATTTTGTTTTTCTCTGGCTACAATATCTTCTTCACGATTATATTTCATGAACTCGTAAATTTTATTCAACATTTCATTCATACCGGAAGAATCACCACCACCTTGTAATTTATCAATTTTAGTTGAAGTTGAAACGGGTCTTGCACGGCCAGTAAAGTATTCAATGTCTTTTCTGGAACGACCCATCATTTTACCAAGAATTGCAGGACCCAATCTGGATCCACCTGTCATAAATTTTGCAACGTTTAATGGATCAAATTTAGCTTTAAGTCTGGTAACTCTGGCTTGTGTTTTTAGACCAATAGCTTTTCCAATTGATGAACCATAACCCTCACCAGAGATAAGTTGGTCAGCAATAACGGAACCAAGAGATTGATTCTTCAACCTCGCAGCCATCTGATATGACATTTTATTATCTGTAGCCATTTTATTGTTGTTGCTTTCTTACATGGGGTGGTCTATCATCAACCTTTTGTTCAGGTTTAACATTGTTTGTCTGGTTGTTTGTCGTAGTGGTATTGTTCGTTGTTTGAGCCGACTTATCTTTATTTAACTTTTCTTTGAGGTCTGCATTTTCAGTGGATAAAGCTGATAAAACGTCACCGGATGCTTTCTGAGCTTTGTCTAAATTTGTCTTATAAGATTCATTATTTTCTAATTTTTGGTAATCCATGCCACGACCACCAGAAAAAACATTTGATGCGGAAACATTTAAAGCTTCTTTAAAATCTTTAATTCCATTTAATCTATCAAGGCCTTTTTGATAATATTCTTTTAATTTTGATTCTTTAACATCTATTGGTGGAAACGGAAAACCACCAACAGAAAGTCCCATATATCCCAAAGAAGCCGCAATATTAATATTTCTATCATTTGCAACCAATTCTGGATTTTTTAATAAATCGAGACCTAATAAATTGCCAATGTGTTTGTAACCAACTTCATGTGTTACTTGTATTAATCCACGACCTTTATATTTTGAACCACCTTTATATCCAACATCTTTAAAAAACCCATCTTCACCTTTTGCGAAAGCTGATTCCCATTTTTCCTTAGTCCAGTCTTTTTTACCAAAAGTCAAATTTAGATATTGTACACCTACTCCTGGACCTAACTGTTTAACTCCTTTTGCTTTTAAAGAATCTGGAATTGCGCCTCTGCCTGCTTCCAATCTATCAAAAGTCTTTTTGTATGAATCAGCACCAGACTCTGTTCCAGCAGCTCCTATTTGTGTTTCTTTGGCTGATGTTGATAATATTCCAGCAATTGCTACATCATTTGTTAAACCTAATTTTTTAAATCCTTGACTTGCTGCTTGAGCTCTCTCAGTAAATGTTAAACCTGCAAAAGCACCAGCTGCAGCAACTCCCGCTGCAATTTTACCAGCTGTTGATGGCTTAGTTGTTGTTGGAGGTGGCCGTGCTGCAGGTGCAGGTTCGGACTTTGGTGGTTTAACGTCAGGTGGTTTAACCGGTTCTGCTTTTGGTGGTTTGACCTCTGGTGGTTTAACCTGTTCGGCAGTTTTCTTAGCTCTATCATCAGCTTCCCGTTTAGCTTTATCTTCAGCAGCCTTTTTAGCTCTATCATCAGCTTCCCGTTTAGCTTTATCTTCAGCAGCTTTCTTGGCTTTATCTTCGGACTCTTTTTTAGCTTTATCTTCAGCAGCTTTCTTGGCTTTATCTTCGGATTCTTTTTTAGCTTTATCTTCAGCAGCCTTTTTAGCTCTATCTTCGGATTCTTTTTTAGCTTTATCTTCAGCAGCCTTTTTAGCTCTATCTTCAGCTTCCTTTTTAGCCCTATCTTCAGCAGCCTTCTTGGCTTTATCTTCAGCTTCCTTTTTAGCCGCTTCTGGTGGCTTTTTGCCTGGCGCAGTTGGCTTAGTTGGTTCAGGAGCCTTCTTTGCCTCTTTTTCTTCCACCTTCTTCTCACGGCGAATGACTCTCTTAGGCTTTGGTCTTCTACGAACCGTTAACGCCTTCAACAATTCTTGATGGCGTTGTTCTTCTTTTCCCGTATCAGTTTTACTATTCTTTTCGTCTATTACTCTTTGAGCCAATTCATCTTTGCGATTATCAACCATCAATTGGTAGATTTGACCAAGAACTCCATCCATTTCGCCACTATCCGCAAGAGCCTTAGGTGTGGCCTTGGTGGAATTCAGCAATGAAGCTGAAGTTTGTTTTGATTTTTCGGACAATTTACTCATCGATTGTTGATGAGTAACATCCTTACTGGTGTCTCTTGCCATTTATCTCTTTTGTCGTTCTCTTATTTTTTGATTTTCTTCCTCAATATACTGAATCAACATAGAGACATAGATATCTCTTTCCCATGGCAACATAGCTTCTAACTCCGTCAAACTGTATTTGTGATGCTGCATCAAAGAGAAATTAGTTTTGTAATAATTCCTCAAGTTATCGTGACGCAGCGTCAACCGAAAAAATTTTCGAGACCTTCTACATCAATTTTATGATAAAAACCACATTTACTACAGGTCATTTCAACCGTTTCTTTTAACTTTGGTAAGTTATTAAAGAAGTGTTCAACTTTTTCAAATTGAGCCTGATTCAGACCTTCAACAAACTCCAACATTTCACCAGGTTCGGCCTCATGTGCATAATAGAATTGGTCGCCGTCAAAAATGTGTTCGATACTTTCTGAAATCAAGTTGAAAGTCACCTCAGTAATATCTTCCATGTTGAGAGAATCTTTGATGATACCAAACTCAGGGTACTTCATCTTAATCATAACCTTGTCAGTCAATTGAATTTCTGGGCTAACTTCTTCTTCACGGTATGGTTGAATGTTCTGTAGGTTAACACTTGCTTCCATAATGTTACCACAAACCTTTTCTTCAACCTCATTATTACAACGGTATCTTGTCTCTACAATTTCACCGACAGATTTGCTTCTGAGATTGATGAAGTAATATTCAACATCAATGATAGGCAATTTGTCAATATTGATATTTTCAGTCAAAGTACAATTGTTTAGTATGTCACGGACATTCTGTTGAATCGTTGAGGATTCATTTGACTCCAGAGCCATCAACAAATTCTTTTGTTCTTTAACCAGAAACGGTCTATATTTAATTTTCTTCTTTGAAATTGGTAATTCAATTTCGTATGTTGGCACATCAAGTTTAGGTAAAGCCATAATTTCTCCAATTTAATTATACAAATCCATTAATATTATCAGTACTCTTTCCAATAGAATCAATTCCCGAACCGATTGCACCGATGGCATTATCAGTAATTGCACCAACAGCACCTTTCGCAGTACCACCAAGGCCACCGTATTTGTCGGTAAGATTTCCAATCTGAGAGTCCAACAGTTCCATCGCAAGGCCTTGGAGAGAATTGTTCTTCCAGTAAGTGTATGCAAATGTCACTGATAGTTTGTGGTAACCATCATTAGACCAATCTAAGTCCATTTGGTTTATTGCAATTGGAAATGCCTCATACAAGTTGCAAGAGTATGATGGTTGATTCGTAACATCATATTGTGTTATTGTCAAATCTGTACAATAATCACTTTTATATCTAAAGTTGTTGTTGTACAACGGATTGATAAAGTTCAACCACGCATCAAAGAATACTTTTTGTGACATATCATCATCAACAATAAATGTCAAATCAATGTCACTATATGTGTTTTGATATGGAAACTTCTCAATCGGACCATATGTTTTTTGTTCGATTGTTGCAAGAGTTCTACCTGGTAGATTTGCGTTCTCACATCTATATTTCAGGTTTCTATTGGTCTTTACATAAGCCAACAGTGTAAAAGGAATAGGAACATCGACCTCAAAACGATTCGGTCTAGCCAAATCGCCGGTGAAAGATGATTTAAAACCGCTAATTGAAACTGGCATCTTAGTTCCTTATTTCTTCTATTGAGTCTTTCCAGACTTCTTTTGGTTGCGCCTTCTTGAATTGGTGTACAGGCAAATACATTGCAATATCCCATTCGTTAGGTTCGACAGCCAATATTCTGGATTTAATGTGATTGTACAAATAATGTTTGATACAAGGTCTAAACTCTTTTAACTTAGATGATGCATCCAACATTGGGTATGTGATACGAATTCTCTTAATCTCATCTTCATCATTGTAAATTGCAAAATTCAACAACTTCTTCATAAAAATTAATCTATAACGAAGTGGTAAATAATGTATGTTTAACCCAAGAAAACCATCAGATTGTCGTTTTAAAGGCAAAACCAGTGGAAATCTATCATAATAAGGCAAATCGTTTTTGCCTTTAGGATCATATACAAAGTAGTATAGCCCACCCATCAAAAATTTTTGTCTGTCGGATGGTTTAGTCCAGCGAGACTTTTCTCTTGTTATTGGAATGGCCAATCGACCTGGGTTTCTTAAATCTGCAATTCGCTTTAATAACCATGTCATGGATTCTCGGCTCATCGTTTGATAGTTAGCCGAAACCTTTTCTTCTGACAGTGTAGTGAGTATGGATTTTGTTATCATCGGATATTTAGTTATAGTCCGAGATCGTGTTCCGTTATAAGTTTGAATTCCCAACCACGGTCTAAACAATATTCTGTTGCCGCCTTGAACTTGGCCTGATTGACACCCCAAGTTACAACCTCCCGTATGTATTGTTTAGTAACACGTTTCTTCTTTTCAGGTTCCATTGTTTGATATTTCGGTTTGACTTCAAGTATCATGGTTCTAAGTTTACCATCTCTATCACAAACTTTAACGACAAAATCAGGAAAATAACGGTGCATACGATTATCCACAGGAGATTTGTATGGAATTATGAGTTCCTCTGAAGCCCAAGACACAATATTTGGATTTTTGTCGAGCCAATTCATCACTCGGCATTCCCATGATGAGCGATAAATGATATTTTTGTAATCCCCTGCGTATTTTTGAGGATTTGAGGGTTGGAATCTTCCAGAATATGCCATAAATACTATATATCAATCTTTTTAGAAAAGACCATGGCAATAATTTCAATCCCAACATCAATCGGTGGCGTGTCAATTCCTGGAGCTGCACTTAAAGGTCCTTTGGGTAAATTGTTTGG